GTAGCTTTGCTAACGCAGCAATTATCAACGCAGGTATCGCTGCTCCATTGGGCGCATACAAGATCGTTATGACTAACGGTAACTTGGCTGCTGAACTAACAACTGGCGGTGCAGTAGAAACAGTTCTACGTAACGTGGCTGCTAATGCAACAGTGTTGGCTTACCAAGTGGACAGCAACTTCCAGATCAGCGTTCTAACAGAGCGTTCGGCATGGTCGGCAGCTGACCTACAGACAGTTATCCAAAGTTTGGCCGCTAACATCGGTGCAACTGGTAACTGCTATGCAGGTCCTGGTGTAACTGTTACTACAGCTAGTGGTATCAAGATAGCTTAATAGTTAATTACCAACTAAACAAGAGCCCACCTAGTGGGCTTTTTGTTGGACAAAATATCTGTTCTAGTATAAATAAATGTATGAGGCATTTATAGCCCATTAATTAGGAGATTTAACATGGCAATCGTAACACGAGTTAACGGCGACGCAGCCGGTGTAGTAAACGTTGATGCTGGTCGTAGCGTTGCAAACGCAACAATCATCAATACAGGTATCGCAGCCCCAATCACAGCATACAAAATTACTGCGATGGGTGGAAACTTAGCCGCTGAATTAGTCACTGGTGGTGCAGTAGAAACAGTTCTACGCACACTGGGTGCTAACGCTTCAATCCTGGCTTACCAAGTTGACAGCAACAGCCAACTAAGCGTTATCACAGAGCGTAGTGCTTGGAGTGCAGCTGACCTACAGATAGTTATCCGCACACTAGGCGCTAACATCGGTGCTGTAACAGCAGTTGACGCCAGTGCAGCTACAGTTAGCAGCTCGGGTGGTATCAAGCTAGCCTAATAGTTAATTAATTAACTATAATAAGAAGCCCATCTTTTAGGTGGGCTTTTTTGTGGCATAAGTATCTATATGGGCATCGGATTACATTACTATACAGGTTTTACACTAGTGGATATTACAGCCACTGGGGTGACTCGCGGGTCCAGTAATCATCAACGCAATCAGCACAGCAACTGGGAAACAGTATTACAGACCATTGGATTAGGCGCACAGCCTATTGATATTTCTCCACCAGTAATACTGGAAGATATCAACACAGACTATCTGGAGTTCGGTGAATTTTATCAGGGATCATATCGTGTCTGGGCCTGGCACTTTGGAGTGGAACACGAAAATGTTTTCCTTCAGGACGGCAACCCAGTGGGTAGATTAAATCAATACTTTGAACAGGTGCCTATTATATCTGGCCTGGACGAGACAGCCAGATTTATGCTGCCCATCTTCCATCCGCATGGTAGTATTCGAAACATATACTTTAAAATGGGTACTCGTAACATAAATAATATTTGATGCGTAGGCACACATAGGCTCTCTTTTGGCATAACTTAGGCAAATTTACAAGCATCGTTCACACATAGGAACGAAAATGGCTCTGTCCACTACAGATATAGAAAAGAAAAGTCTTGAGGCACACGTAGAACTTTGTGCTGAGAGGTATGCGAACTTGGATAATAAACTAGATAGTTTAGAAAGTCGTATGGACAAGATGGAAAAGTATATTTTGGAGATCAGAAACAGTCTGTCTGGTGCCGAGAATAGTCAGTATAAAACCATTATTGCTATCGGAACCACAATTGTGGGTGCCCTGGTAGCAGGTGCCATTACCCTAATTGTTCATCTTAAATAAATCATGCGTATTGTAGAACTCTTAAATAATATAAGCCTGCCCATCACAAACGAAGAGGCAGACCTACTGCGAGAGTTCGACGGTTCTAGGGAACTATATAAAGCCGATCTTGATCCACGCCAGCAGGTAATCGCCAACCAATTGGTTAACAAAGATGTACTGTACAGAATTCAAGAAAATGGCCGTATCACATACCGCAAAAAAATCCAAGAAACCTCCACAAAATCAGGATCCGGAACTGACTCCGGAAAATCTTGAAACCTTAGCGGACCTCACTGCCACCTATATTGCTCGTTGGACTCAACGAGAACTTAAAACCCTAGCCAATAAAAGTCGATTGCCCATTTGCTGGCCCTTACCCGGCGGCGGATACATGATTGGTCGCGACAGAATCGTGCCAGAATCTGGTTATTGGCGCAGGCTGGATGTTGGATTATCTAGAAAACAGCTATTTGCCGAACGTCAGAGTGCTATATTCTATAGCTTATGCAATCACATGGGCGAAAAACGTATAGCTGACGATATTGTTAAATATGACTATGAAGTCCGAGTATTACGCAACAACGTAGCACATTATCATGCCAGTCTGGAGCGTAGTATTCGTAATAAAGATTGTTTCAGAATAAATGTATGGTCGGCTCGCTATGACGATGCCAAATTATACCTATCTGAAGCAGAAAGACTTTTAAAAAAATCCGTGCAAGCGGCTAAATACTCGAAGCAATTCGAAGGTACAGGAAAAAACAACCATGCGACTAAATGAAATGAGAAACACCACAAACGTTAAGAAAATTAACCGTGTGATGGAAAGCCGATTCGGCTTTAAGATTGATTATGACAACATGACCCTAGAAAAGGCTGTTCAGTTAGCCCAGGGCATTTCCGAAGGACTAGACAGCATCCGTCGTTCGCATGGTGTTCATAGTGCTGAACGTAACCCAAAATACATGGAAATGTTCATGGTTCGCGAAGGCCTACATCGTTGGCTAGTAGAGAACGAAAGTCGCTTTATCACTGAAAGCGAAATGGCCAAGTCGGAAGCTATTCTAGCTGCCAAAGACATGGTAGACAGTATTCAGGATATGTTGGAAAAGATCAGCAAGATGCAGAACGAGCAATTGCCTGCTTTGTTGGATACTATCCGTGACCAGATTGGTACAGAGCAAGCTGAAACATTCAAAGGCACAGTCAGTCCATTGCTGCAAAGCCTGGCACAGACACTACAGCAAGGTCGTGAGAGTGCTGATGGTGCTGCTCGTGGTTTAGCTGGTGAAGGTGTTGACCAACCCATGGCCATGGGTAGTGTTGCTGACGCCGGACTGGGTAATGAAATGCCAGCCGCACCCATGAGTGACCTGGACAGTGAAGAAGGCGACGCCTTCGGTGCTGTTGATGCAGCCGCTGGTGGTGATGCTGAATTAGGACGTGAGCGTCGTTAATGCGATATCACGAAATTCGTCAAGCTCTAAAAGAAACTGATTACTCGGCGTTTGTTGAAGACGATGCCGAGAATCATTGCTCTGATGTACTGGCCAGTGTATTGCAAAATATCATTTTCAGTGCTGAGCATGCCGAGATTCCCAAGATCCGTGTTGATGCACTGATACATCTAGTTCGTCAAGAACCTGGTGGTGAGGCATTTAATGCAGAAGCTTTAAAAAGTTGTCAACAGAACGACGAAGGAATTAAAAATCTAATCGCCAATATCAAAGATGATGATGCTGGCGTTAAGTATGTGTATCTGAATCGCCAAGATGAATTTGGTGGCGATGAATTACAAGTCCCCGGCGATGCCGATGCGACTAAAACTGCTCCTGAAAAAACTGTCAGTAGCATGGCAAAGCGGGCTGCTGGTAACCGTAGTTAAGCCAACACACGGTCAAATCCATGACTAAGATTGTGTACATCCACGGCGCCAGCGCCACAAGCGATAGTTTTAATTATATTCGAGACCATATCCGGCATACTGATATGGTCTTAGAGTATTCCAGTCTAAATCGTTTTATTGACAATTTAGAAAATATGAAAGAATCTTTGGCTAATGAACAGGATATCTTTTTTGTAGCACACAGTTTAGGTGGTATATATGCTCTGCATTTAGCAGATCATTTTACTAGCAGAACTCGTGGTGCAGTAACCATTAGTACACCATATGGTGGTAGTCGCGAAGCTGATGTGGCCAAATGGTTTTTACCATTCAATCATCTGATGCGTGATATTGGTCCCGATTCCTTTCCCATGCGTCAGGCACGACAGATCAAAGTGCCCTGTCCCTGGACCAATATAGTTACCTTACGTGGTGGTAGTCCATTTATATCCGAGGCCAATGATGGTGTGGTAACACTGGAAAGTATGCGCAGACATTCTGGAATAATGGATCTAATTGAATTAAATCTAAATCATTATGAAGTCTTGTTAAGCCGACAGACCGTTGATGTTATTAAAAAACGACTTGACACTTAAATACCAAAGTAGTATAATCATTCTACCCAAACTCTCCCTGGAGAATCATATGAAACAAGTACTTGTTGCCCTATTACTTTTGATAGCATCCACTTCTGTATTAGCCGACCGCGGCCATCGCGGTGGATACAATGGATATAACTATAATCGTGGTTATAATAATAATTGGGTAGTACCTGCTATTATTGGTGGTGCAGTGGTTGGTGGTCTAGTATATGGAGCTACCAGACCCCCTCCAGTATATCAACCACCAGTACAATATTATTCGCCACCAGTGTACGTTGACCCAACACCACAGATTCCATACGGTTATCGTGTTGAACAAATTTTAGATGCATCGTGCAATTGCTATAGAACGGTGTTAGTACCTAACTAAACTCGCAGACTGGAGCACCAAGGCATAAATAGTAGTATGAAAAACAAATATGGTCATACTAAAAGCTGTCTGCATTGCGGAACTGAATTTATAACTAAACCGCGATTCCTTGAATATTGCTCTCAACATTGTAAAAATCCAATAAATCGTCCAGGAAATGTTGCCTGGAATAAAGGTATCAAACTTACAGAAGAACAAAAAGCAAAACAAAATACCGATGGTCTCAAAAAAGGCCGGGGATGGAATAAGGGTATACCAAATGAACAGCAACGACAAAAGTGGCTAACAGACAATCCCAATAAAGATGGCAAAGTTAACAATTTAAGACCTAAGAATTATATTGATACTGAATTTACTGCATATAGGAGGGCTTGTAGGAAAGCTACATATAGGACCATTTATGCAA